GGATGAGACAGTTTGTTGTCGTTCGTCAAAACTGCTTTAATTCAGTGGTTGGCTCTTGGCCTAATGCCGAGTCTGCTATCGAATGGGCTAAAACTCACTGCAAAGGAAGCAGATGGTCTGTAACGGAGGTATTTGATTATGCAAGTCAGTCTCAAGAAGGGGGCGGCTCTGGCCCTTGCTCTCTCAGCTATTCCCGTCAAGTTGGATCACACTTACAGCATTGACGTATTCGGCTCTCCCCCAGCGCCTCAAGACATCGAGGATATGGGGTTGATGCTTACCGCACAGCTCAATGAGGCTTTGCGGATCAATCAGGCCGTATTTACTATTCGCTCTATGATTGGGCAGAAGAATGAAGGCCAAATCAATAACTTACTTACCGAACGAGCTATGATAGACAAGTCGTTGGCTATCGTCGGCGGTCTTCCGTTACGCTCTTCTACGCCCAATCTGGCCACACTGCCTGACAAGATGGCTCTGGCCAAGGAACAGGCCAGTTCCAACACTTATGGAAAAACTCTGACACTGCTTATTGAGCTTCGCACCGACACTTATGTCCCTATCAGCAAGGCTCTCAAGAAACGTCGTTTGAAGATCGAGGATGAGCTGGCTCACTTGAACTTTACCACGATGATCGAACTTCCCGAAGATGTGGTTGCAGTCCTAACGGCCTACGATCTAATCTAACGGAAGGGGTGCAGCACGGTTGACGTGTCAGACGTGTGGCCCGCGTAAGGGCCGCTTGGCAAGAGCCTTTATGGCTCAACACTCTTGCAGCCACCACTGTCCGATAATTGAAGGCTTGTGGTGATATGGGTGCTTATGCGCCTTGCTAGATGCCATTCGCTTCTCGTTTCTTGTTGGGACACAGAAGCTGTGCTGCACTTACCTACAACCCCTAACACGGAGAAACACCGTGAACACTCGTCAAACAAGGCCGGGGATTGGCCATAATTCAATCCAGTGCAAACCGAGCAGCGTGAAGAGTGCGACTAGCGCAAGCGGTCGTGCGACCTTGAACGAGGAACTGTGGCGACAAGCTGAACGCCATATGGTTCGTCGTGAACGCATGAGGCTGATGAAGCGTGGAATTATTCGTCCCGCTTACATGATGCCGCCTCAACTCATGGTAAAGAACGCGGACGGCTCGTGGTCGCCCGAAATAAAGGTATGTTCTATATAGTCAGTCAGACAGGGCTGACTTCGTGAGGGAGTAATGCTATGATGCACGATTTAGTCCCTATCGGCTGCGTGGCAGTCGTTGCTATTCTGGCTTATGGTCTTTACTTGTTTATTACTCTGGATGGAGGGAATATATCGTGATAAAAGGTCATACGACCGCTTGCGCTAGTCACATTCTACGGCACTGCATTACTGCCTTTGTGTTCGTCTTACTTTTCACTCTGTAACAACCAAGGAGAATTTTACATGGAAACCCCCGAAACTGAGCAGAACGACACTGTCGAAGAAGCTGTGTCTGTCGACTCGACCAACATTACTCTGCGGACTGCCGTGCGTGACAGCCTTGCTGCGCTGGGCACTCGCACCCGTACTCAGGTAATCGAGATTTATGCGTCTCGTGAGGCTGACAAGCAGGCTGCTGCCCTCGTTAAGGGTCTGGACAAGCTGACCGAACTCGAACGGGAACTGTTCAAGATCAAGCCGGTTTACGCTGGTTACAACGTCGATGGTCAAGGCGTCGGTGAGCCGATGTTTACCAAGGACCAGCTCGACCAGCGCAAGAAGACATCCGAGCAGATTGCCAAGCTCGTCAAGGCGATCAACAAGGCTGATGACAAGGACGACTTTGGCGATCTTTACAACATCGTCAAGTAAAGGAGTACAAATAATGACAAAGAAAGTTCGCCCCGTTCCGGCTGATCTGGTTATTCCAGCAGCCAAGCCCAAGCCCGACCCAATCGATAACAGCGAGCTGGTGAGCGACTTCCGCGCCGCTGGTGGCAAGCTGCTGCACTTCCGGCCCGATGAACGCGGTCGCACTCGTGGTATGACGGTTGCCTTTGTTATCCGTTCGGGTCATATCGAACTGGCTACTGCGGTGCAGCATCGTGTCGATGCGTTTACTCGCAAGCTCGGCACTCGTACCGCAATCCAGCACTTCCAGCAAGGCAGGACGATTGCCCTTCCGCTGGCGTCCTACAACAAGGGCCACGAGATCTATACGTTGAAGGCTGCTCTCGGCGTCCTGCTGTGAGCGTTGATACCCTACGGTCCGCTATCCAAGAGCGGGCCACAGAACTCCGTGGCGAGCGTTTGTTCGTCGCTGGCATCACTGCCCACAAACGTAACTGGCGAAGCTGTCCTTGCTCGTGGTGCGCCAAGAAGCGAGAAGCCACTGTAGTCATAGGTTCACACGTTCCTCGTGTGTATCGTGGTTCCTATATGGAAGACATTCGAGACTCTTGGAGAGAGGAACAACGAATTAAGTTTCGTGCTGCTCTCAAGGAATTGGAAAACGTATAGAAGGGATTTTAATGCAACATAAAGTCTATGTTTACGGAACTCTTCGTCCCGGTAAATCCGAGATAGTTGAGATACCGGGAGAACTGCGGGACATCGGCAGCTTCCCCGGAGCAGTCGTCAAGGCTCCCGACTTTGGTAAGTTCTTCAAAGCGGAGCCAGTAACCGTTGATGATGCCCAGCTTCGCCGGCTCGACTCCTATGAAGGATACAGGGAGGATCGCCCCGATCATTCTTTGTATCTCCGTGTCCCTTATCTTGATGGATGGATTTACGTCTTTAATCAGGACATGAGTGATCGCCCCGAAGTCCCCGAAGGGGATTGGTTAGCCTATCGCGGCCAGAAAGCGGGCGGCGCTTCGGCATTCTTTATAGGAGAATAATTCATGGATGTTGTAACACATGGTGGTCGTTGCTGCGGCATAAAAACGATCCACGGTTTCCCTTATCCTAACCCTCAAGCACTTCTGCTCGAACGGAAAGCGTTTGGTGATGAGAGCGAGGATGGTTTCACTGACCTGTGTTCGGTTGCGTCCAACGTTGGAAAGACCTTCCATCGTCCGGCTTTGCCTCAAGAACCCGCAACTGCTCGACTTGATAGGCTTATAGCCTTTGTCCGGCAGAAACGCCCCTCCCACATGATTGAGGCGGTTCTTAACCAGCTTCAATACCCTTATTGGAAGGATGAGTTGCAATCTCGCGGCTTTCGCCTCGTCACTACCTATGTGAACAGTAACACGAATTATCGTATCTACGTGTTTCACAAAGTCATCTACAAAGGGGAAGATGTGTCGATTGAGGAAGCGGCCAAACAAGTAGAGAAGGTGTAAAGATAATGAGTAGCTTTATCCGTCGTCTTCAAAAGAACATCGCAAAAGGTCAAGGCTTTATGCGAGACGTCAAAACTGGTAACATCGTTGACAGCAACGGTAACGCTGTTGGCAAACATTGGCCCAAGGTAGCGGCCCCTACAAGGAAGGAAAAGTGATGGATGAGTACACGAATGAAGATGGTCGAGCCGTTGAGGACTTACGTCAAGCCGTAAATCAGATAACAACCGCTCTAAACCGGATAACCACTCTTGAAAAAGCTTTGGAGTCGGCACGAGGTACCATTGCCCTTCTCCAAGACGGCATCTCTCCAAATAGTTTCAGGGTGGCTTATGATGGGGCCAGAAGTGTAAAGTATGTGTATTTGGCTGATGTGGCTAAAGATGTTATTACCAAAGTTCTAGGAAGATAAGGAGTAATATGACATGGAGTTTCTTCGATTTGGTTCCAATATTCCCGGTGGCTATTGGGGCTGCTGCGCTTGCTGCATTATCCAAAATTTCAAGGTGGCCCCGAACGCTAAGGCGTCCATCCAGCTTGTCGGAGGCGATAGCTCCTCTCCCATCACCAAGGGACGTGAGAGCCTCTTTGCCGGTCCCACCTATGAGGACATCTTCTGGCAGCGTATCCGGTCCGGTACATTCGACACCCGCGACATGCCTAACCATGCCTTCATCGCCATTCTCACGAAGTGGCAGCTTGCGAACAGCCCCGGCAAGGGTTGGCTCCCTATCCTCAAGAAGGCGGGCTTTGAGTTCGTTCGTACAGTCAGCAATTCTGTCTATGCTGGCAGCGGTGTCGGAGGTAATTCCACCGATCACTCCCCGAACTATATCTTCATGCTGGTTCGTAACGTCGGAACTGGAGCTATCAAGGATCAGTTCACTCCGCCGGAGGAATGGACGAAGCTTGAGTCCGTGGTCACGGAGCCGTGGCAACTACTTGGCGACGACCTTGCCGGACTCACCAAGAAAATCCGTGAAGAACAGACCGCAGTGTGGAAGGATATCCCTCCTGCCAAGTTCCTCACAGAAAGCGAGATCGAGGCTGCTGGCGCTCCGGTTACGTACTCTGGTATTCGGGGAGGGCGTCTGCCCATTCTCAAGTCCGAGCTGCCCAAGAAAGCAGCCCCGGCTGCCGACCCCTTCAAAGGGCAGGCCGCTTAACTCTATAGCAGTACCACGTTCACTGCTGTAGGTCCGCTAAGTCATGGAGGTTCGATTCCCCACGCCTCTGGACCAATGATCGTGTTGGTAAGGAACTGTGAGAGTCTGGCAACGCAACGCCATACCTGTGGTAAGTGTAAGTCGTCCGACCCACACCTATCTCTCTTAACGGATTGCCACACATCCTCCAAAGATGTGCCGCCAGCGTCCCCATTCTCCTTGGATTAGGTTGATACGGGCGACAAGGATGAGAATGGGCAGAGGTGATGCAGTGTCGCGTGGTTCCGGGCGGGGTCTTTCATATCGTCACCTGATGGTGCTAATGGAGGACTCCGTCCGACCAATTAGAAGGAGTTAAGCATGATCCCCGGTAGAATACATCGACGCCTTAAATGGGCGTTGAATTTGCATGATTGGGGTTACAAGGAGGAGGCGTCTAATATGTTAACCGAGGTCGCTCGATATGTAACCAAACCAGAAAGTGAGGTGAGTTCCAATGGCATCGAAACGTGCGCAGAGAAAGAGGAGACAGGCGATGGCTGCAAAAGTTTTGGCTTCGACTTCTGTATCTAACTCCACGCCCGACAAGATACGCCGAGTTCAGTTAATGAGAGATGGTAACATTGAGTTCCCGGCTCTCTGGATGTCTGTGTACGTCGAAGGCCCGCCCTCCGAGACTCGTCCGTTCGCGGAGATGTTCGTTAGGTCGTGGTGCCGTAAGGCCGATACACCTGATGAGGCTGATCTTGTCGTGTTTTCGGGTGGAGAGGATGTGAATCCGATCTATTACGACGAAGAACCCCATCCCTTGTGTTCATTCAACACCAAACGGGACGAGAAGGATATGCTTCTCTATGCTCATTGTCTGGATAATGGCATCCCTATGTTGGGCATCTGTCGTGGCGCACAGTTCTTGTGGGTCATGAACGGAGGTAAGCTCTACCAGCACATTGACAACCATGTGGGAGATCACGCCATGTGGGATGTGCGTAAGAAGATAATGATCGACAAGGTATCGTCGGTTCATCATCAGTCTTGCATCCGTAACGCTGACATAGGCGCAGAGGTTCTGGGCGAGTCCTCTGTGGCTAAGGAACGGTGGCGGAACAAGACCGACAAAACAGTCGGAACTATGGCGGACATCGAAGCCTTCTTCATTCGAGATACGTGCTGCCTAGGTATTCAAGGCCATCCTGAATACAAAGGTTACGACAACTTCTTGAAGTGGACCTTTGAACAAATCAACGACTTCATCATGTGCAACCCGGATATCAAGCTCACCGAAGAGCGGACCTATCGGATGCTACCTGAGCTGGTCGAACAACGGTCCCAACTATGGGCAGACAAAGCGAAGGAGCTTAACTGATGGCTGCGAGATCGAAAGAGGAGTTAAAGGGACTCCTACAAGCTGCCAATAGGGTTATTAAAACCTTAGTAGATGAGGGGTATGAAGTGGTTATGGATTATGGCGATGGTTTTGATTACCCAGAACTCATAGCCCAAAAGAAGGAGACGCTATAGTGTGTGGACTCGTAGGAATCGCGGGCAAACTGGAGACTAAAGATGAAGCGATGATGAAGCGTCTGCTCGTCTTTGATTACTTCCGTGGCCCAGACTCGACCGGATTGGCGTCTATCCGTAACAACGGTGATGTCAAGATAGCTAAGGGGGCTGTCAGTCCTCTTGATCTCTTCGATACGAAGAAGTTTCAGGAAACCAACAACGGCTTCCCGTCTATCGCATTCATTGGTCATAATAGGCTGGCAACTAAAGGCGGTGTGAACAACACTAACGCCCACCCTTTCCAGTATGACCACATTGTTGGCGCACACAATGGCACGTTGGACCAGTCGTCATGGAACGCACTGGAAGATGCTATTGGCGAGAAGCATTCCGTCGACAGCATGGCCGTAATACACGCCATTGCTAAGCTCGGTATCGAGGAAACTGTAAAGCTTCTTCAAGGTGCTTGGGCGCTTACTTGGTACGACCTTAATGCTAAGACTATTAACTTCCTACGCAACAAGGAACGTCCTCTGTGGATGGCCTACAGCAAGAAGTTTGATCGCCTGTTCTGGTCGTCTGAGTGGGTGACAATGGATGCTGCTCTTCGCACTGCCTCGAAGCACCAAGATTACGAGATGTATGTGGAGGCCGACACTAACTATCAGTATTGGAGTGTTAAGCAAGACTGGTGGTATCGGTTCGACATCGAGCAGCTTAGAGCAGGCGGTGACTCACTGCCCAAGCCCAAAGTCAAGGAGCTTAAAGGAAAGGAGCCTGCCCCGGCTGTGTCGTACACTTGTGGGGTGTCAAATTTTCCCAACCGAAGCTCAACTACGACTTCGACGACGACTACGAAGACGACGACTCCCTCCGGCAGTGGCTCCACTCATTCCCACGCCTCAACTAAACGAAGGGACTGCGTTAATCTTGAGGGTAGCGCCACCTCCCCCTTTGGTGGTTTCCTCAGTCGAGAGCAGTTTGACGCTCTTGCGAAGTACGGTTGCTCGTGGTGTACCGCTAGTGTGGAATACGACGAACCGGGAGTGACTGTGTTCGAGTCTCAAGGAGCTGTTCTCTGCCCGTCGTGTTCGGTAGAGGACGGGACTACGAGAATGTATGTTCACGATCTTGACCGTATTGCAGGATGATCTACTATGCCAAACGTCACAATACAGGGTAACTCAGCAACGCACACAGATTACTGGACTGGTTCTGCGTTATCAGAGGAGCAGTTTCTGGCTGCACCGAACCATCTTAGGCACAAATATCCGTCGAAAGACCCTATTAAGGAGGAAGACATGGAGCCTCAAGTTCCAATGGAAGGATTTACTTTCGGGTGTGATCCTGAACTGTTTATTTTCAACCCTGACGGGGAACCTGTGAGTGCAGAGGGTATCATTCCCGGCTGTAAGCACAATCCCTATAAGGTGGATAAGGGAGCGGTTCAACTTGACGGAACAGCAGCAGAGTTCAACATTGATCCGGCAGCGACGTTCGCCGAGTTCGATGACAACATTACTACTGTTTTGAAACAGCTCAAGGGGTTTCTTCCTAAAGGCTTCACCCTGAAAGCTGTTCCTTCTGTGACATTCTCTGAGGCAGAATGGGACAAGATTTCAGACGAGGCGAAGGAGTTGGGTTGTATGCCTGACTTCAATGCGTGGCAGGGCGATCTAAACCCTCCGCCTGATCCTATGGCCAATCCTCGTACTCGCTGTGCAGGAGGCCATCTACACGTTGGTTGGACGAACGACGCAGACCTCACTGACATTTCGCACATCATGAATGGCCGCGATCTGGTTAAGCAGCTCGACTATTACTTGGGTGTGTGGTCCCTCCAGCGGGACAATGATCCTACTCGGCGCTCCTTATACGGTAAGGCTGGTGCCTGTCGCTTCAAGCCGTATGGTGTAGAGTATCGGGTGTTGTCAAACTTCTGGATCATGACCAAGACCCAGAGGCTTGCTGTGTGGAACCGCATGAACCAAGCCATCAAGGATATGCGCAAGAGCTTCTTCCCTGATGCTCGTATGAAGGGTCTTACAAAGTACAACTTCAACGAAGCCGTCATTCAATCTATTAACCACTCTGTACGGGACCCGAATTTGGAGAAGGCGTTTCGGTTCCCCATTTCGACTATTGACACTAACTATCGGAGGTAGTAATGGCTGACTACAATAACTTCTTCGAGACTAAGAAGGAGGCCGAGATGCGATTGAGAGGCACCGTAGTTCTATACGACGGATTGCCTTATTATGTCGTAGGTATTGGCGATCACAAACCGGATGGCATCTTTCGGATTTATCTTGATCCGCTAAGTAATAAAGAGATGACTATCAATAACTACACGGGATTGCCGGGCTATGACATGGTTCCGCCGGGGCACACTCTGGGCGGACTATATGACTCTTTCATGGAGAAGAACCCTAAAGCTCCTTTGATCCGCAAGATGATGAACTCTCCTAAGTTCAATAAGTTCCGGCCCTTCCCGCTCGGTATGTGTAACACGGACAACACCGTATACTATATCGAACGTCAGCCTACTCGTCGGACAGAGCAGGGTCTCACCCAGAACATGCTGAACATTACCGATGTTACCTTATCCCAAGGTAAGGGCGGACGGGGTGTGCCTAGTTCATATTTTAACATGCACGGCGATGATTTCAAGGCATGTATTCTTGGTGACTATCCAACCGCAAACTCCTGCTTGGCAGCTATGAAAAACCCTAAGGTTAAGAATAATGCTGCCGCATTCCACCGGGAGTTTGCGTTCGTTCGTGGTCCTCTGGATACCCTCTACTTAGGGTATAAGGATAACGTCATTGGAGTTCTACCGAACAGTGACCTGTCCTCCCTCACGATTGGACGAGAGTTTGCCTATACTCGCGAAGTCGTCGAGTCTCTCGGACTATTTTCTACGATCAACATTCAGTCGTAACACAGGAGATTACAGTGGCTCATCAACCGTTCAAAACAGAGGAAAATCGTCCCGTCGTTTATCCTCCGCTTGGTCTACTCCTTAAGAGGAAGGCGACTAAAGGAACGATCGGTCTGGAGATCGAGTGCGAAGGAAACAAGTTCCGCAAGGAGACTGTAGTGGCTCCGTGGACCTATCATCAAGATAACTCCTTGCGTGGCCAAGACAATGCCGAATACGTTCTATCTAGGCCGCTAGAGTTCGATAAGATACCAGAAGCTCTGGATAAGCTGTGGGCCATGTTCGAGGCTTATGGAACAATACTTAGCGACAGCAATCGCACTAGCGTTCATGTTCACTTGAATGTCCAGAATTGGTATCTCAATCGCCTGACGTCCTTCTTTGCTATGTATTTCTGCGTAGAGGAATTGCTGACTGCTTGGTGCGGTGAACACCGTATCGGTAACTTGTTCTGCCTCCGGGCCAAGGATGCTCCGGCTATCATTTCTCAACTGCGTAAGTTCATCACTAACGACGGACACCACATCATTAATGATGGGTTCCACTACGCTGGTCTGAACGCTCAAGCGTTGTTTAAGTTCGGCTCCATAGAGATCAGGACTTTGAGAGGCCCGACGGATAAGCAAGTGATCCTTGATTGGGTGTCTATTCTTGAACGGCTATATACCCTGTCTGCCGAGTATGATGATCCTCGCGACATCTGTGGTTTGTTTTCTTCGGGAGGCCCGCTCACTTTCCTTAGCTCTTTGCTCGGACCACAAGAAGTAACCTTGCGTAATGGTATCAGCTATACGGATGATATGATCCGCGATGCCATGTACTACGGTATTCGTCTTGTGCAAGACCTTGTGTATTGCCGAGATTGGTCAACGTATAAGCCGACTCCGATCAAGCCTGATCCGTTCCAGCGTAATCCTTTGGAGGTTATGGAAGCAGTCGCAGCGGCTACCGTGGACCCGCAGATTTATAACTATACTCTGAACGTTGGTAACACAACGTGGGGTTTAATACAGCCTGCCCCTATGCCGATGGTTCAGCCGGGTCCACCGCTTCATGCCGACGAAGCAGACACACTCATTGATGAATGGGTAGAAGACTATGAGCCGGAGCCTGACTTCGATGATGATGATGACGATGAATAAGGAGTAAATTCAATGCGTTATAGAGTATTACCTTACCGTCAAGGAAGCGTTAGTGCATCAGCATTGGCCCACCTTCTTGGGGGCTTAGTCCTTAAACTGGAAAACTCCAAGTACAGGGCAGAAGCCGAAGACCTCATCATTAATTGGGGTAACACTACGCAGACGTTTGATGTTCCTTATCTCAATCCATCAGCCAAGATTAAGACAGCCTCAAACAAGTTGAACTTCTTCAACAACATGAAGGAACATGGATATGATACGCTCATTCCTAGATTTTGGACGCACCGTAACCAGATACCTGATAATGCTTATCCTGTTGTGTGTCGCACTGTTCTTGCTGGGCACAGTGGTGTTGGTATCGTCATTGCTGAGTCTGCAACTGACTTGGTGGACGCTCCCCTTTATGTTGAGTATGTAAAGAAGCAGGACGAGTACCGTATCCATGTCGGATGTTACGTAGAAGACGGTCAGCCTAAGCCTGTGGTAATCAGCCAGCAGCGCAAAGCTCGTAAGCTGTCTGTCCCCGACGACAAGGTAAACTGGAAGGTTCGTAATGTTGCTAACGGTTTTTGCTACGTAAGGAACGGTGTTGACACTCCGCTTGCTGTAGTCGAAGCCGCTATTAAAGCGTTCATGACCACCGGGCTTGACTTCGGTGCTGTCGATGTGATCTGGAATGCTCAGAAGGAGAAGCCTTATGTCCTCGAAATTAACACTGCTCCGGGCCTCGAAGGCCAGACCATCGCCGATTATGCGGCCTTTTTCTCAGGAGACCTTTAACGATCCACGAGACTCTTGCAGTTGCCCACCGTGTAACTCTGACCTTGCTTACATCGCACCATGTCGATTTAGCTTGACAAGCTCTCCTAATCTTGGTATAATGTAGTTAGAAGGTAGAGAGTATGCGAAACACACATCCTTGGGATGCTGCACATCGGTCATATAAGAAATATCGACGAGTATCCTCGCGAGAAGAGAAACTTATACGCTCGACTAAAAACACAGCTAGAGTTAAAAATCTAGATCACACGATAACGCCAGAAGACATTCCTATTCCCGCAAATTGTCCAGTATTAGGAATAACCCTTACGAACATAGGTAAAGCTGATACTTGCCCATCTGTAGACAGGATAAACTCTAAGGGCGGCTATACCCCAGACAATGTTCGGGTTATAAGTATGAGAGCTAATCGAATAAAGAGTGATGCTTCCTTGCAAGAACTGGAGGCTATCGTAAATTATATTAAATCAAACTAAAACGCTTTTTCTTTTGTTCTTTCTGTCAGAAGGGTAACTCCGATGAAGACAGCTCTTCCGTAAGGGGGAGGGGGGATTTGTTCTTTTCTTTAATCAAATCTCTCTAATAGATAATAACAATAAGGATAAACCTTACTATGCACTGCCATATTTGTGATGCAGAACTTTCTGAGAAAGAGATAAACTGGAATAAGGAGTTGGACTCATTCGAGCCTTGCACAGTGTGCTTAGACATTGCGATGGATGCTGCCTACTCGAATGGATACACTACGGAGGACGATGTCTTTGTTATACTGGACTCGGATTTTGATGAACATTTTGATGAGTATGTTCGTTTGCCGTATGAAACTAATTCAACCGAAGAAAGCTGGACTTAGTATGACCAATGATCGCCGACCCTACTCCATGACCAATCTGGAATATCGTCTTCTCAAAGAACAGTGGACGGGAGAGGATAACCATATTCTCTTTGTCGATACCGCAGAACGGTGCCTAGCCGAAGGGTGGACAGACCACGACGGACAGATTACCCACAAGGGTAGGATTGCCGTCTCGCTTTATGAGACGTTTAAAACTCAGTGGGACGACGATGAAGATTACTTTGATAATCTCGCTGACGATATACCATGGAAGGGAGACAGTGTATATCTTCTCGATCACTACAGGTTGAGTGATAGTCCTGTCGCTAAGGCGGTTGCAAAGGCTGCCCCTGTTGATGCTTCTCCGGCAGCTAACGATACCGAGACTAAGGAGCCTCCTGTCGCTACACGTGGCAATGGTCATCTGGCAGCACCCGAAGAAGAGGAGCCTGCGTACGCAGAAAGCTCTTGAAGTTTACGAAAGGTCACTAGAATGAACGGAAAAACGTGGGTCTATTCTGATCCTCATTTCTACCACAAGAACATTGTTAAGTTTACCGTGGATGATCGTGGTACTAAGCTCCGTCCGTGGGATGATGTCGAGCAGATGACAGAGGATATGATCGCATGGTACAACGAACTTGTGGACGAAGGAGACCGTGTATATCTACTCGGAGACATTGCATTTTCGGCTGCACTAATGCGTTCTGCCGTCTCTCGTTTGAAGGGAAGAAAGTGCCTAGTACCCGGCAATCACGACCCAAAGAAGATGCAGAAGTACATCGATCTATTCGATGACGTTCGTGGGTATGTGCAGCGATCTGGATTTATCATGTCGCACATTCCCATCCATCCCGGTTCAATGGGACGATGGAAGGTTAACATTCATGGGCATCTTCATGCCAACAGAGTAGAGGAGATAGGATACGATGGAAGCGCCGATCCTCGCTATTATTGTGCTTGTGTTGAGCGCACCAACTTTCGTCCTATTCTCTTGGATACTATCCTCAAAGAAGTAGGACTCAAGCCATGACGAAAGAACAAGTTCTTGACATAAGCAAAACGCTATTCGGTATGCCACGTTACCAACAGAACTTTGCGCTTAGGGCACGACTTGCTCGGCGGATGTTTCAACTAAAACGAGAGATTGCGGAGAACGCAACTAATGTCCAAGCTACTAAGACACTCAGCCTGCCCTAGGTGTGGCTCTAAAGATAACCTAGCTATCTACGACGATCACGAACACTGCTTTTCTGAGGGCTGTGGTTACGATCTTCAATATAATAATAACAATAAGAAGGAGAGAACCATGCAGGGCCATGCCCGCAGTGTAGAACAGGAAACTTCCACTAAGGTCGATAGGCGTCTCACGCCCCTGCCGTCCCGTAAAATGCCCGCTCTTCGCGAGCGTGGATTGGACTCGACCACAATCAACAAATATCTTGTGACGATTAACACGAACCCAGAAGACGATACGGAGGCTGTGTTCCCTCGTTTCGATCAGAAGGGGGAGCATGTTGCTAATCAGGTCCGTCGTGTGGATAAGCAATTCCGCTGTGAAGGAGACTTAAAAGCTGCACGTCTGTTTGGTCAGGATTTCTTTCCCGAAGGCGGACGTTCTATTACTATCACGGAAGGTTACTATGATACCCTTGCAGCTTTTCAGCTCACTGGTAGTCGATACCCCAATGTGGGTGTCATGTCTGCGAGTTCCGCTAAGCGTGAAGTCGTCGATAATTTTGAGTACATTAACTCGTTTGAGCAGATCATTATTAACTTCGACTCTGATGAGCCGGGGCAGAAGGCTGCTAAAGACGTAGCTCAACTCTTTACTCCCGGTAAGGTGCGTATCCTCAAGCTCGCTGAGGGCAAGGATGCTAACGAGTATCTGATGGGTGGCAAGACTAAGGAGTATGTCAATGAGTGGTTTCGCGCCCCAGCCTTCATGCCTGATGGCCTCCAGCTTGGTAATGATCCGTCGCTTATCGAAGAGATCATCAAGTATAAGGAACCTAAGTCAGTCCCCTATCCGTGGGATGGCCTTAACTACAAGACTTATGGTATGCGTACTAGCGAGCTTGTTCTCCTTACTGCTGATACTGGTGTAGGTAAGACGTCAATCTGTAAAGAGGTTGAATACTCACTTCTGACTAACCCTGATCTAATCGAAGAAAAGGCTGGAGTAGGTTTCCTCCACCTTGAAGAACCTAAACGTGACCTTGCTCTTGGTTTGATGTCGGTGCACAACAACAAGCCTTACCATTTCCCCGATGTGGAAAGAACTGAGGAGGAACTCCGTGAAGCATATAAAGCCATCCTCGATACTGATCGTGTCGTTATATGGGACCACTTTGGGAGCAATGATATCGACGTTGTTCTCGCTAAAATTCGTCACATGGCTGCCTTGGGTTGCCGGTATATTATGGTTGACCACCTTTCGATTATCGTATCTGATCAGTCGGGCGACGAACGTAAGCAACTAGATGAGATCAGTACCAAGATCAAGACGCTGACGATGAACCTTGATATCCATTGTTGCTGTGTTATTCACATCAATAGGAAGGGCGAGGTCCGTGGTTCTGCTGGCCCTGAACAGGTAGCCAATATCGTGATCCGTTTGGAACGTGACAAGAAGGAACTCAATGAGTGGCGTCGCAATGTAACCCGTGTCTCTGTAGAGAAGAATAGGAAGTTTGGTCGTACTGGTCCGGCTTGCTATCTATACTATAACGAAGTCACAGGACGTCTTGAAGAACTCTCGAAAGAGTTGGTCCAAGAATATGAAATGGGCGGTGGGTCCACTGCTGGCCATGAATTTGAAGGGATGCACTGACGTCTAAGTAATCTCCATATAAAATAAAATAATAAGGAGAACTAAATGTATCTTGATTGGGAAACTCATGCCCCAGATACGTATGTAGTCGATATTGAAACGGACAGCCTGAATGCCACAGTTATTTGGTGCATGTGCTGGCGTAACGTTAAGACAGGAGAAACTGGTGAAGCTAAGACAATTGATGAAGTCCGTGACTTCTTTACACATACCCGTGGTTCGCTTTATGTGGGCCATAACATTCTCAAGTTTGATGCTCCTACCTTGGTCCGTCTTGCTGGGGTTACTCTCTCCGTCAGCAACTGCATCGACACTCTTGTTCTCTCTACTCTCTATAGTCCTAGCCTGTCTGGTGGTCATAGTCTTGGGGCGTGGGGACTAGTCCTTGGTCGAGAGAAGATCGAGTTCAATGATTTCTCTCGTTTAACGGATGAGATGGTTACATACTGTCACCGAGATGTTGAGATCACTACAGAACTGTTTATCAAACTGATGAGAGTTCTAGCTAAGATAAAATTCACTGAGCGTAGCATCTGGATACAACACAGGTTGACTGTGCTGTTAGATCGTCAGCAGCGTAATGGTTTCTACTTCGATGGTATGAGGGCTATCGATTTCTATCGTATGCTCCGTTCACGAGAAGAGGAACTAGAGAATGAAATCAGGCGAGCTTTCCCACCAGAGAGAATATTCATCGCTGAAAGACAGCTATTTACTAAAGATGGCCGACCTACAGCGATCTTTAGTAAGGATGAAAACAGGTACAGTATTGAGTACGTATCAGACACCGGAAGATATCGAGCGTTTGAAGATATTGCATTCAATGTTGGATCTCCTAAACAGCGTATTGACAAATTACTCCGGCTTGGATGGAAACCTCAAGAATTCACCGAAAAAGGAAATCCCAAACCGTTCGACAAGGGTAAGCTATCGCCCTCACTCGAAAAGTTCTTGGTTGATCGACCAGTCCCAGAAGTAGAGCTTATCGCTAAATGGATGAGCATCAACGGTCGAGCCAACATGGTAAACAACTGGCTGGAGGCATGGAATGAAACTGACTCATGTATTCACGGTACACTTTTCGTGGCCGACACATTGCGACTACGACATCAAAAGCCTAATACAGCAAATATACCGGGCGTTCGCCTTGACAGGGATAAGCATCCAGTCAGGGGGGAGCAGGGATACTTTACGTATGAGGCTAGAGACTTATGGACCGCTAGGCCGGGACGAGTTCTCGTCGGTACTGACGCAAGCGGCCTCGAATTGCGGATGCTCGCACACTATATTAACCGAGCTGATTTCACCAAACAGGTAGTCGAGGGCGATCCTCATCAGTTCAATGCTGATCTAGTAGGAATTACGCGGTCCGAAGCCAAGACGCTTATCTATGCCATTCAATATGGGGCACAGGATAAGAAGGTGGCTAAGATGCTAGGTGTATCTCTTAGTGAGGGTGGTCGTATCAGGACCATGTTCCTTGAACTTCTGGGCCTTAAAGATGTAATGGACGCTGCTATTAAGGAGCAGCAAAATGGAAGAGTGGAGTTGATAGATGGTTCTAAAGTTATATGTCCGAGCCCACATGCAGCACTCAACTACAAGCTTCAAGGAGGCGGGGCTAGAGTCATGGGCCTCGCTGCGATCCTTCTTGAGCAAGATATTCGCCGAGAAGGACTCGATAGCCTCAAGGTTGGAGATATCCATGACGAATGGCAATATGACGTCGACCCTAACGATGCAGAACGCCACGCTCTCCTCAGCGTCGAGGCTATTAGACGAGCTGGCGAATTGCTTCAACTTAACGTGCCTCTCGACGGAGAAGCCAAGCAAGGTAGAACATGGGCAGAAACCCATTGATAATCCAACTTATAGAACTTTTTTCGGGATTGAAACTCTATGTCAAGCTGATAGGATTTACGATGAGTGATTATACTAATGGACTAACAGCCAAGAAACTTATCCAGTATATTGCTACTGATTATGTGGAATTATCACACGAAAAGATCGCATGGCAACGGGATGATCATATGAAAATATGTAGAGAATGGTTAAAGAAAAGAACTGCGGAAATAGTTCTTGACAAATCGTAAAAAACACGATATAATAGGTTATAGGGTAGGGGTAAAGAGACGTAGTTCACACACATATAAAGGAACTCGAACACCTCCCCTTGTTAATTAGAAAATGTTATAGAAAGAAAGAGAGCATAAAAGTATGCCAGATTTTGCAACTGAGTTCGTCAAAGGCTATGTCTTTTGGGCGAAGATTGTAGGTAAGCCCGTTCTTAACTACGAGAAGGATGGCCGAGAATGGACGGTTGATTTCGTTCCAGATACTACGGACTTTCTTAAGAAGCACGGACTACTGGACCGACTTAAGGAAGCTAAGGAGCCGATCTCTGGCGACTTCCTGCGCTTGAAGAAGCCTGAGCTAGACAGTAAGGGTGAAGCTAATGATCCCATTACCATCGAAGACAAGGACGGTAAGCCGTGGGACGGCAGTCTCATTGGTAATGGCTCTCGTGTCGCTGTGAAGCTAACGATTGCAGATTGGGGACGAGGGAAGAAGAAGTCCATCTGGGTTAAGGCTATCCGAGTTCTCGATCATGTCGAGTTTCACAAGGATGAATTTGCCGGTATGGATGATGAGGATACTCCTAAGGCCAAGACCAAAGCTAAGGCTAAGCCGTTGGCTGAATTGGACGAAGACCTTGATGATGAGGTTCCGTTCTAATGTCTATAGCTTTGCTGTGACTTAATAACTTACCCCACATATCACCCTAAAGGTGTGCTGTGGGGGCCATAGTCCGCTCCAGTGTTGGCCCGTGCTGGATGTGTGTATCGCCCGGTGGACGTCCATTGTCCTTAAAGATGCCGAGGAAACGGGCCGCCAAGTTTCACAGGTAGACCGGGTGGTATTGGTTCAGATATCCTCTGAGTGCCCATACCCGGCTGATCTGTGGATGAGTGGGCTACCCACAGTAAGAATGGTCTGTTCGGCAGACGGGATACAACCGTAGGTTAGAGGACAAAACGCCCACACACAACCATAACACAAGGAGATAACCTTGGCAGCACTTTTCCCGCTCGTAGCTACCGTCGTCCGTACGGCAAGGGAGAGGATCGAACTTAACGTCATAGCAAGTAGTGAGGGAGAGGCAATTAACAAAGCCGCTCGTGTCCTTGAAAAGTTTCCTCGTGCACACAATGTGCCCGATGTTCCTTATTGTTACGTTACGCATCGTGAACCTACCGAACCAGAAATTCTCGATATTGAGATTGTGTACCCGGAGGACAATGACCGTGCCTGATCTAAAAGACCTCCCTAAAGATATCTTCGCCCTTTTTAACGAGAAAGAAGATCACATAATTAATGAGGATAACCTCAATGAGTTCGCAGAAAATCTCAAACAAGTCCTGCGGGATAGGTTCAAAGCCCGGCCTAATGTTGATTACGCCCTTCGGTTTTCCTCTATGGGTCGCCCAGACCGACAAGTCTGGTTCGATGCACACCCAGACCCCGCCCTCACAGAAAAGATGTCGCCGAAAACGCTGTACAAATTCCTGTACGGGGACATCCTTGAACAACTGTTATTGTTCCTAGCTAAGGAGGCTGGACATGAAGTCACCAATCACCAAGAACAAGTTGAAGTCGACGGTGTCAAGGGCCACATTGACGCGATCATTGATGGAACAGTTGTGGACGTCAAGTCAGCGTCTCCTTTCGGATACAAAAAGTTTGCCGAACAACGAGTAACCGAAGAAGACCCATTCGGTTATGTCGCTCAGCTTGCAGGCTATGCTTCGGTTCTAACACCGGGTAAGCCTGCTGCTTGGCTGGCCAACGATAAAGTGCACGGTGACATTTGCGTATCGCCCCTAAGCGATATGGTCATTAAGCACTATCCGCCAGCCGAGCGTATCTCGCACCTCAAGGAAGTTATTGCCAGTGAAACGCCTCCTGAATTATGTTACGAGCCGGTCCCTGATGGGAAGTCTGGTAATCTCAAGCTGGGCCTTGGCTGTTCTTATTGCCGCCATAAGTATCGCTGTCATCCCGGTCTTCGTACTTTTCTGTATTCGACCGGCCCAAGGTTTCTTACAAAAGTTGTTCGTGAGCCGGATGTCCCGGAAGTGGCGAAGGAAATGGGGATGGTAACTGATGCCGAAGATAGCTAAGCACAAGTTTCGATCAGGGTATGAGAAGCGAATATATGAGAACATCGCTGATAACCAACGAGGGTTCGTGGATTATGAACCACAAACTCCCGTTATCACTTACACTACATCTTCCCGGTATATCCCCGATCTCCGGCTACCGGGAGACATTTTTGTTGAATGTAAAGGGTACTTCGACGCACGAGCTAGAGCAAAGATGCTCGCGGTTAAGAAACAAAATCCGAAGCTCGACATTAGAATGCTTTTCCAGCGAGCTAACAATCGACTCACTAAATCACCCAATTCATTAATGTATTGGCAATGGGCCGAGAAGCACGGATTTCCTTGGGCAGAGGGAGAAACTATTCCTGAGGAGTGGTGGGATGAGTAAATGCGATTATGACAAAACTAAGGAAGCACCAGAATGGGATGATGATTACCGAAATCCCGGTTGGTGCAAATGTAATTCCTGCCAAACTGCACTCTACGGGGAATATCATCTGGATCAGTGGGGCTGTAGAGTATATCATGGTCGAAAGAAATGATTATGATGATTGGGATTGGGAGCCTGACCTAGTAATAGGGCAAGGGGAGGGTCTTGGTCGTAGTGATAGCGAGGATCGCATCCCGATCCTTGAAACGTTGACTGAACCGATCGGCTTTGGCCGAGACAAGGAGTGGTGGACAATGGAAGACAAAACGATCCTTGAGATCGTGGCCGCTGTCTTTGAGGAACTTGAGGACGAAGAGTGGTTCGAGGGCAAGTCCCCTCGCAGTATCAACCGTATGGAGCAGCAGATAGCAAGCTACTGTGTACATACGTTCGGAGAAAATAAAGATAATGACGAACAAACATGATGAGAAAATCCTCCTGCTGGATATTGAGTGGAAGCCTGCGACTGCTTATGTCTGGAGGATGTGGGATGAGAACATCTCGCCCGATCAATTAATTGACCACGGAGGTATGCTCTGTTTCTGCGCTAAGTGGTCAGGCTCTAAAGACTTTCTATTCTTCTCCGAGTGGGAAGATGGTAGAGAGGGGATGGCTCAAGCTGCTCTTGATCTTCTGAACGAAGCGGATGCTGTCGTTACCTATAATGGTGATCGTTATGATCTACCGAAGATTTTGGGCGAAATCCTTCTAGCCGGTTTGACGCCACCCCCTCCTGTTACATCTATTGATGTCTTGAAGACTGTGAAGAAGATGGGGTTCGTAATGAACCGTCTGGCCTATATTGGCCCTCTTCTCTCGGTAGGTGGTAAAGTAAAACACGAAGGGTTCAACCTTTGGAAGGATGTAATGAATGGCAAAGAGACGGCGAAAGCGAAGATGCGTCGGTACTGTATCCAAGATGTCCGACTTCTTGAGAAGCTCTACCAACGTGTCCGACCATTTATCAAGAACCATCCACACATGGGAGCAACTAAGAAAGAGTGCGGTGCTTGCGGTTCCAACCACGTACAAAGTCGCGGTTATCGACGGACAAAGCATTATCGCATCCAACGGGTCCAATGTCAATCGTGCGGAGCTTGGCAAGAGGGGGTTCGATCCAAGGTAGGATGAGTATTAAAGATAAAGTTAAACGCAACGCCTACAATAAGGAATACGCCCTAAAGAACCCAGAGAGGGTTAAAGCGTGGCGTCGAAAAGCATATGCGAATATGATGGCTAAGCCGGGATACCATTTATGGCACTCGGCTAAGTCACGGGCAAAGAAGTATGGTATTGAGTTCTCTATTAGCCGAGAGGATATTATTATCCCAGAGTATTGTCCGGTATTCCCGTGGATCAAGTTAGAGAAATCGCCGTATAAAAATCACGTATCCTATAGTTCTCCTACAATTGATCGCTTCGATAATAGTAAGGGCTATACCAAAGATAACATACGGATTATCTCAATGAAGGCAAACAATAGGAAGTCAGATATGACAATTGCGGAAGTTGAATGCCTTCTCCGATATATGTCTGGAGGGGTACATGGATGAGGATTTTAAGGTTAAACTGATTGATCGTTTTTATGCTTGGGAGCTTGTGGAACTCCTCGATATTTCAACAGCAGATTTAATCGACGCACTGACTGATGAGATTGCAGAAAAGCGTGATTTCCTAGAGGAGATAATGACCTATGGCCGATAAACAATTATACTACTTCTGGCTTGGTGCCGACGCTGAGGAGTTTCATGATGAGTTTTAACGGTTCGACTAAAGAATATCCTAGTCACGCAATCGAGGAATACACAAATGACAGTGCGGAGGACATTAGCAAGGGTGCGATCAAGTACGACGGAGGAAAGTCTCCAGTCTTTAGGGGCGCACTTGCTTACTTCCCTAGGGCAATTAGCGCTGTTGCAGCAGTCTCCGCTTTCGGGGCTAGTAAATACGCTTGGAAGGGATGGGAAGGAGTGCCCGACGGGTTTAACCGCTACTCTGATGCAATGGTACGACACCTTGCCTATGAAGGACAAGGAGAAATTCTGGACCCTGATAGTGGACTTCTACATGCTGCCCACGCAGCGTGGAATAGCCTCGCGAGGTTAGAACTTTTGTTGAAGGAGCGAGAGATTGCCATACATTAAACAGCATCAACGATATGAGCTACTTGAAGAAGGCGCTCTTCCTGCGAATGCAGGCGAGCTGAACTTTATTTTTACTCGACACATTAATGATTTCTTTGATGTTAGGGGCAAGTCGTATCAGACATTTAACGACGCCATTGGTGCTCTTGAGTGCTGTAAGTTAGAACTATATCGTCGAATGGTAGCACCTTATGAGGACAAGAAAATAGAAGAGAATGGAGATGTGTATGGCTAAGATTTATATCGCAGGCCCGATGTCTGGTTACGAGAATTTCAACTTTCCGGCATTCAACACTGCAGCCTATGTCCTTCGTCGTAAAGGTTGGACGGTATTTAATCCAGCAGAGAAGGAGAGTGAGACTCTTTCCGAAGAGAGTATGGTCACAGGTGATGCTGCTCTCGCCGCTACTCAAGGCTTTAACTTTCGTGAAGTCTATCTGTGGGATATCGACAAGGTAATTCAGTCGGATGCAATCTACATGCTTCCGGGCTGGGAACAGTCTCCGGGTGCCCGTGGAGAACATGCAGTTGCTGTAGCTATGAAGAAGCATTACCCCGAGTATCAGATCATCTACGAATAAAGACTGATCTCTTCCTGTATAACAATAATAACAAATGGGAGAAACCATTGGGTAAGAAATTTGATAGTAAGCTTATAGAGTTTATTGCGACGGGAGAAGATGAGGAAGTCCTTAGCGCTTTCTGTACTTTCTTCAATCGTATTGATATTACAACTGATCTAGTACAAGACAAAGAAAGCGGACTAGTCACTCATCAAGTTATGGTTATTAGGTGTGGTGATAAAGCCGTCCTTTCTACCCCACTTGCTTATGAGTGGCCTTTGCAACCCGCTAATGTACCGGAGGAAGCAAAGGAGGCTGGGGTTGCCGTCATCAACTAATGTGGAGAGGTAAAGGCTCAGTAACAGGCGTACCTTACGGTACACCAGAGTATGGCAGGGCATGGAGAGAGCTACACAAAGAGCGACTAGCCCAAGAACGAAAAGACAAATACTACACAACAGGGAAAGCGAGATACTTACGACGAAGGCACTTACTTAATCTTTATAAAGAGTATAGAGGGTGCGATAAGTGCGGGTATAACCAGCACGGGGTTGCCTTAGATTTCGATCACTTAAACCCTACAACGAAGAAGTTTAATATCTCCCATAGATTGGCTGCGGCAACACTAAAATCTCTCTTTGCTGAGATACGGAAGTGTCAGATACTCTGTGCCAATTGTCACCGAATTAAAACCTTGGAGGACAATCAATTTGATCCAGTACCCAGAACTACCTGATCCGTTTCCATCCCTCTATGAAAAGTTCATTTTTTATTCACGTTACTCTAGGTGGCGAGAAGGGGATGAACGGAGAGAATATTGGTTTGAAACAGTTCAGCGGTTGATTGAGTATTATCGGAAAAGAGTAGCGTTAGATGATGCTACCTCTCTAGAGCTGTACGCAGCTATCCATAATCTAGAAGTAATGCCTAGCATGAGATCGCTTATGACTGCTGGTCCGGCCCTAGATAAAAATGACGTATGTAGTTATAATTGTGCCTACCTTCCTGTAGACAGCCCGCGTAGTTTCGATGAAGCAATGCTGATACTTCTAAATGGGACAGGGGTAGGCTATTCTGTAGAAAGTAAATACATTGATCAACTCCCCCGAATTAGCGAGCAATTTGAACCCACCGATACGATCATTACTGTTGCAGATAGTAAAGAAGGATGGGCAAAAAGCTTTAGAGAGCTTGTATCCTTACTTATTGCAGGTCAACTCCCAAGATGGGATGTTAGTCGAGTGCGGAATAAAGGCGCAAGACTTAGAACTTTTGGAGGCCGTGCTTCTGGACCCGAACCTTTGGTCGACCTTTTTGAGTTCGCTTGTAGCCTCTTTAAAGGGGCCGCAGGACGCAGGCTGACCTCTCTTGAGTGCCATGATCTCATGTGTAAGATCGCTGATATTGTTGTTGTTGGTGGTGTCCGTCGTTCTGCGATGATCTCGTTGTTTGACTGTACCGATGACCGGATGAATAAAGCGAAGCACGGGGCATGGTGGGAGAGTACGGGTCATCGTAGGCTTGCGAATAACTCGGCAGTCTACGAGAACCGACGGCCCGATATCGGTTTCTTTATGGATAAGTGGAAGGATTTGTATGATAGTAAATCAGGTGAGCCAGGGTTTTTCTCACGCTATGCGTGTCAAGCAATTGCTGGACGCAGCGGACGACGAGACAATTCTTATGATTTCGGCACTAACCCCTGTTCTGAAATCATCCTTCGGCCCTTCCAATTCTGTAACCTTACTGAGATTGTTGTCAGATCAAATGACGATTTCGATAGCCTTGCGCGCAAAGCTAGAGTCGCTGCAATCCTTGGTACTATCCAATCGACTTTTACAGACTTTAGATACCTAAGGAAAATATGGCGTGATACGTGTAATGAAGAAAGACTATTGGGCGTTAGCCTCACAGGTGTTTGTGACAACCTCAGCTTGGTTAGCAGTGCTGAAACACTTGCGAACCTACGGGAAATCGTCATTCAAACAAATGCCGAGTGGGCAGCTAAGTTGGGAATTAACCCGTCTGCTGCTACTACCTGTGTCAAACCTAGTGGCACTGTTAGCCAGCTTGTTAATAGTGCTTCTGGTCTCCATGCTCGGCATAGCCCTTATTATATCCGAGCTGTTCGGTCGGACAATAAGGACCCTCTTACTGTCTTTCTCAAAGATGCTGGAGTATATTGGGAGCCGGATGTTATGGCTGAGGCTACGACGTCTGTTTTCTTCTTTCCCATCGCTGCCCCCAAAGACTCCGTAACTAGGGAGACACTCGATGCGATTAGTGCGCTTGAACTTTGGAAACACCTCCAAGACAATTGGTGCGAACATAAACCCTCTGCTACTATCAACGTCCAAGATCATGAGTGGCTGGATGTTGGAGCTTGGGTGTATCGCAATTTCGATAGTCTTTCTGGAGTCTCCTTCCTCCCGTATGACGGAGGTAGTTATAAGCAAGCCCCTTATCAAGAGGTTAGCAAAGAAGCGTACGAAGCGTGGATAAAAGAACATCCGTTACCTGAGGTAGATTGGAACGATATGCGTTTCTATGAAGCCGAGGATAACACAACAGGTTCACAAGAGTTAGCATGTACCTCAGGACAGTGCGATGTCGTCTGAACTGCCTAGTAATAAGATAGCGGACTAACAAAAAAGCCCCCAAGGAGAAATCCAAGGGGGCTTTTTTTTATATCTTTTGCCAAGGCGCTCGTGCTGGCGGCCTAGGCTTTGGTTTTTCTTCTACGACAGGAGCAGGCGTATCAACCTTGGTGACAGGTTGTGTCTTATTGGTGTAAGGACTGACACCTTTCACCCGTTCATACGTCTTCATACCGCTAACGCCTAGCATAGCTAGAACGATCTGTAACAAAGAATCATACTGTAGGTCTGGTACTTTGAACCAGATACCTAGAAAAGGACCAATAATAAATGAATAGGCTAGAGCAGCAGCACCCACCCAACCAATTGCCGGTCGCCAACCAGCGACAAAGACGGAGTCAGACTGCGCCTCTACTTTATTCACCTCAATCTGAGCCTGTATCTGTGCATCAAGCCTCGCTTGAGCTTGGTCTTGTATCCTTGTCAGTTCGAGGTTTACTTGGTCTCGCTTATCTTTATCTACTACGACCTCCGAGAGAAGGTCTTTAACTGCGTTAATCGCATCACCAATTATAGGAATACCCATTATGACACTCCTTCCAGAAGCGCTCGTACAAGTAGCCGCTCCGTCCGTCTCCACCAGCCCAGCAGAAATGCGGCTTGCGAAGGTTGAGACTGAACTAGCCGAGCTAAGAAAACAGTTCGAGCATCTACAATACCTAATAGCGCAGATGTATTACCCGTCGCCACGGCCTGTTCTGCCGCCTGAATGGTGGCTTGGCCCACAATGCCGTCCGGCTGACAATGTAAACCAGTCTGCAACCACTGCTTCGCTCGCTTCACCCCAGAGTTGACAGCAGCATCAAACGTCAGATAGTTAATAGGCCACGGGAGTTTATCGCATGAAGCTGCTTTCCAATACTCTTCGTTGTAGAGTTCTTTCGCTTCTTCTTTGGATACAAGCCTTACGGATTGAGCGGGACGTCCCTTCTTCTTACGCCATGCGTTGTAAGTCGATTGAGTTATCCCGTACATTGTAGCGCCACCTCTATCGGATGGATGATTAGACCAACCCCCTTCTTCTTCAAGGAGCCAGTCAAGGGATTGGTCTAAGTAGTCCATTAATTCTTTATCCACTGTATTAGGGTACTGATGACTCCGATGATACCACTACCTACTAAGGCAGTGACTAGCCAGACGGCCCCCATGCCCTTATTCTTAAGAGCTAGGAGGTCGTCTAGTTTAGCTTCGAGTGATTGAGCTTCGGCTCGTGTGTTTTCCGCGTGTTTAGTAAATCCTGCATAGAGGTGTTCTACCTTAGCTTCTAACACAGCAATTCTCTCCTCCATCGTACTCATCATTCACCCTCATTGTTTAGGCCAAGTCGATCAATCATATCAGCCTTAGTGTCTTCATAGGCATCACGATGAGCTTCTTTAATGATCTCGATCTTATCAGCGTCAGAACCATTAATGTAATCCTGAGACTTCATATCTTCGGCAAGATACTCATGGGTGTATTTACCCATTACCTGTTGCCACTCATTGTGCTGCTCATCAGTCAGTTCGTGCTTAACTCCATCGAGCTTAAAGCTCTTAGGGGCGGCTGCCAGAACTGACGTCTCTTCGTCGGTATTGAGACGCTGTACTTCCAGTATGACTGGATCAGACTCCTCTTTACCTTCTTTGAGAAGAGATTTAATGTCACGACCAAAGGCATCATAACCTAGATCGACATCGTAAGTATTCATACCAATACCGAACAATCCCGGTAAAGACATTGGAACACCTTTAGCTCCTTGGTCTTTGATAAGGTCCGTAGCATCCTGTAAGAACAATGGGATCATACGTTCGACTGCTGCTTTGCGAGCCTCGAAAGGTTCGCCAATAGCATTCTTACCACGGAGATAGTCAGTAACGAAAGATGCTACCGGACTTTCCTTGTTGATACCAAACTTAAGTAGAACATCAAGTCTAGTGTCAGACCCATACTTCCTACCGAGTTCAACAACCTCACCCTTAATATCCTTCTTTTGATTGGTAGCCAAGCGGGCACCAAGCGTAAGATATTGGCCAAAGCCACCTAGGATATCATAGCGAGTATTGTCAACCTTGATCTTAGCGAAGTCAGAACTACGAGGATCAGCTTCTACCTCAGCTCCCATCATCTTAGCAAGTAACGCTACAGACGTAGCAATACCTCCAAACGAGGCCAAGGACTTAAGAGCATTACGTCTTACGATAGGATCAAGCTTTGCATAGTATGCCGGATTAAGCAACTGTACACGACTCGCAATCAAACGAGGCGAGAAGAAGACAGTGTTCAGACGGCTGGCAGCCTGAGTCCATTTACCCAGATTACCACGACCTGTAGCATTATTGACAAACCAAGCCACATCGTGCAGGGCTTTATCATTACGCTTAAGATCAATACCAGCTTCACTGTACTGTCGTACCAGATCATCAAAGACGTCTGCTCGCAGCTTATTCAAGAAGCCTGTATACGCCTTCTCAGAGCGTTCAACTAAGGGGACCTTCTCTGCCCAATTGGACATGAAGTTTTCCTCACGCTTGGACAGTTCTCGGCCTATGCCTGAAATATCCAACCCGGCCCGTTCCATTAATTTGTACGTGGGACGAGACTCGATTTCTGCCTTAACAGCAGCAAACGCTTCTTTATCCCCGAACTGTTTGAACATCGAAGGAATGCCTTTCCAGAACTCCTTCCGTCCAATAAGGAACACGCCCTGTCTGAGCGGAGCCGACAAGTCCATCGATGACATGATCGCACGAGGAAAGTTGACAGCATTAGTCCAGACATCAAGCGCCATGCTTAGTTTCTTGTCGCGTTCTGTGCCTTGCGCCAGTTTCTTTGCAGCATCCTGCACAGTCTTAACATCTGACAAGTCAGCGTTGTCCAAGTTACGTAGCATGTTACGGATGTTATCCGATAATGCTCTGTCAGAAGCAACTTCGATGTTTCGCGAATTAAGGATACGACCAGCATTAGACACTACATCTTGAATAGAACGAGAGACATTACGTGCCCGTTCAATCTCTTGTCCAAGAAGATAGGTATCACGCTCCGAGGCTCGTCCTTCACTAACCTTCCTTGACAGATCAAAGATACGGTTAGAGGACTCAAGTAGAAAACGCTCAGCCGCTTTAAGCTCAGGAACTTCTGCGCCGATAGCTAAGTTCTGGGCTATCTTACCCGTCATCTTAATCTTACCGGCTTCGTCGATCCACTGATCCCACGACTGACTTTCTTTCTCAGGTGCAACCTCTTTAAGAATGTCTTCGACAGGACGTTCAGAGCGGAACTTAGAAAGCGTACCCGCGTCTTCTGGATTTATACCAGACCCACGCGCCATGCCTTCTGAGCCTTTACCCACTGTACGCCGTTTCATGTAACGATTAACGCTCTCAATGAGTTTACGTTCAGGGACGGCTATTTCTTGGACCCGACCCTTGCCCGCACCACTACGCCGATATCCTCCAAAGCGTTCAATCTCTGGATACATATCAGCAAGCGCAGTCATGGCATCCCTAACTTTTGAGATGCCGAGACGATTGGCTTGAGTGGAGAACTGGTCTATAGCTATTTCAGCTACGCCATTATCTATAGCCATTTTAATTGGTATTGGAGAACTCTTTAGAGAAGGCTGGTATTCTAGGAAGATAGTTCCATCGTCTAGCCTACGAGTCTCCCGGAACTGTCCGGTCTTATCTGTACGAGTCTTGTACCTGTTACCTTTGCTGGCTTCTCTAGCACGTTCGATAGCTTCGAGTTCTTTAATACGAGTATCAATCTCGTTCTTAAAGTTTACATCGCCGCTCTCATATTGCTTGAGAACCTCGGAAGGTCTCATCTGATGAGCCTGAGCATACTCCATCATAGCCCTACCTTCGGACTCATGATACGTCGTCGGATTAACAGGTCCGGTTCTATACCGGAAACCATTCAGGGCTACGTCACGACCATTGCCTTTTACGACAGCATCGTGAGCCATGCTAAGGATACTCTTGATCTCACGATCAGAATACTTGAGCTGCAACCCCATCTCACGACCAAGACCCTTAACCCAATTACGGATACGGTTCATCGTCGTCGGAGAGATACGCCCCTTCTCAGACATCTCAGCAAGAACTTCTTCTGACGCACGAGCAATAGGATTGAAATCATCCGCGTAAGCATCGGGATTATCATTCATCCATTTCTTAACGTCAGACTGGAACTTGTCCGAATTGCGATAGAGGCCTTCAAGGAACCTATCAAGGTGTTCACCAAATCTTTGAGTAAGACCGTAGTGGCCAAGACTCTCATGGAAAGTTACGGCTGAAAGGACATCCTTAGGAGAAACCCCAGAAGCTTCCGCTTCGGCGAGTACGTTCTCCATGTTGATGGCCACCGACCCATCAGGACGAGTAACACCAATAGCATCAGGATCAACATCCTTAAGCGACTTGAAGTTATCAAAGACTTCAATACTTGGGGCATTGCTCCAATCCTTAGTGATCTCATTAATGTGATCTACACCGCTAGTCACCTCAGGAGACACAGTCTCTGGGGTGGCATCACGAGGAGCTACGGCCTTCTGCTTGGGAGCAGTTTCACCAAAGTCAAAACTCTGCTGTTGGGCAGGCTTATCTAAGGGGAGTTCCCTCTGTCGTACATCAGGAACAGTGTCCTGAGGCTTGTTAGCTTGGAACTGTTCTGCCTCTCCACGAAGCTTTGCTTCCATTGCCTGTTCAGGAGTAGGAGCGTTGAAGTTCAGCTTCTGCTGTTCTTCAAGTGGTAGCTGCTGTTGTTCGTAACGAACGGTGTCACCAACTTGACCACCAGCTTTCTCACGATCCTTAACGAACTGTTCGAGAACTGCACGATCAGAAGGGTGTCCTTCTTGTGCTAGGAAGTTAGCAATGTCATCAACAGTACCAGTACGGGCGACGTTAATGTATTCTGCTTCCTTAGTAGGAGACAGTTTATTAACAGCAGCACCAGCAGGATTAGCCAAACCTACCTCGGCACCACCAAGGGGAAACGCTTCCATAAGCGCACCAATGGCGGAACCGGGAAGGAATTTATTACCATCGACAGATAGAGCATCCGCTAGTCCCGTACGCCGTGAAGCTTCGTCCAGATAATCGAGACCAGTGTTCGTACCAGCAGCAAGGTATTCCATACCCCTAGCACCAAGATCAGCAATATCTCGAACAGTACTAAGAGGATTGGAAATACCGTTATCAAAGACACGAGGACCGCCGAACTCGTTCTCAGGATCAAGACCCGGACGAACTCCTTGAGCTTCCTCAAGACGCTGTTGCCATATAGATTTAGGCTTTATCGCCTGTCGTTGTGCAGGAGTGGGATTAGTCTGACCCGGTACAATAATATCAGGATTTCTAGCCTGCTCCGATTGCAAGTTCTTTTGCGTACCCGGAGAACTCTTGTAGGCATCCGAGGACAAGACAGCATTGATGACATCTTCATCCGAAGCACCATCCGGTCCCTCGATGTCGTAGCTGCTGCCGTCCGGTCCTTTAATCGAATACTTAGCCATTAGTTATCCTTGTACGTTTAATGACGAGTTACTGTCCAACCACTTGTTGACGGAGGGGCGCTAACTGAGCTTCTATTACCAGAGCTTCTGCCAGAGCCACGACCACGGCCTCTCTCAAGGCGGGCCTTGATTATGGCCTGCTGTTCTGGTGTACGCTTATCTGCGGGAGTATCAAACGCTTCGGCCTCTACATCCGTATAGCCCCTACGCGGAGGGTTCTTAGGAGCCGGAGGCTTAGTAGCACTGATACGCCGAGTATCTGCATTCTGCTGAGCAATCGGAAGATTGTTCTGTTGATTAACAGGAGTAGCCCCATTAACGAATGCGGCCTGCTCCTCAGGAGTTAGATCATCTTCACCAACACCTAGGTCATCTAAGCTAATACCCATCGACGAGGCTTGCTTACCAGCAATAGCCATGATAGCTGCCCGCTGTTGAGGAGTCTTAGCTCCATTAAGCATTTGACCAAGACGAGTACCAAACTGATTGATTACTGTCGCCTTGTGATTGCCTGCTGTCGCCGCTGCCGCTGCTTTCGTAGCATCAATCTTATCAAAAGCAATATTATTGGCTTGCCAGTTCTGATAGAGTTGCTGAGCGTACTCAGGATCAATTGCATTCAATCGTTTGATAGCATCAAGCGGATTATCCGAATACCCAGTCAACGCATCAGAGACTTGCTCTTGATGACGCTGTGGGCTATAGACTGCTTTGTTACCAGACTGTACAAGGAAAGCATCACCCAAAGTACCAAGCACGTCGCGAAGAGTACCTTTAGCGCCAAAGAGTCTGCCTTTGTGCTCAGGAAGATTAGCCAAAGGTTGAGACGCATCGAGCTGCTGCTGGGTAGCAAGTTTGGGGTTAGGGACCAATGCTTGCAATGGAGCTTGTCCTTTATCTTGGTTCCTTGCAGCCGTTACAGTGATAGTGTCATCTTGGGGAGGCTGCGGAGTATGAACCCCTACCATGTTCCCAATGAGACTCAGGAGTCCTGCCATATTATAGTGCTCCTCCTGTCAGCGCCGTCCCTACGAACCCGCCGAGACCCGGCTTGCTCTTACTCTTGGACGTGCTAGTTTGACCAGCTCCTGCCAGCAGATTACCAGCTTGGAGACCAAGTCCGGTCTGACCAAGGAGCTTCTGGAAGTAGTTGTCTGCGAACTGCTGGTTGAGATTACTGCCGAAAGACTGTAGTGCTTTTCCAGTCGAGCCGCTACGAAGCAGGCCAGATGCAGCAGCATTCCCCGTGATACCACGAGAGCCACTCTCGGCCATAGCGTCATAGCCAGCCATGTTCTTGTAAGTATTAAAGCCTGACGTATCCCCAGAGAGGAACGCATTTAAGGCGTTAGAGCCTTGGGCGATATTACCAAGAGCCGGTTGAACAGCGTTGTTGATAGTGCCATAGGCTTGGTTGGAGCTAGTCTGCTTGGACTTAGAGCCTCCAAAGATTTTACCCATTCAACTGCTCCCATTCTTGTTTCGTTAAGATGAATAGTCGGCAAAGACCGACGTGTGTTTTAATATCGCCATATGGCTTGAACCCTACTTTACGAGATATCCACAGTGCACCTTTATTATCCAATGGGGTTAAGCCCCTGATTACTTGGACGTTATAAGGACCTGTGAATATCTCGTTAAGCATTTGTTTTGATAGTTCGATTGCTTCTCGTCCCCTACAGAAGAAGAAATAGTGACCAGTAACGACTCCGGGCATCTCTCGTTCGAAGAGAGCAACATTGTTGCCGTTAGCTAAAGCTACGTTATCGTCACTAGCGAGCCACTCCTCAGGATCAAAGCCATCAATTTCATCGGCGTATTGAGCCGTGGCAGCAGATACCAGTTTCTGCGATCGAGTCCTAGTTATCATACTGCTGGCCCTGTTAGCGAGAAATATGGCACAGAATATTCTAGCGTATCAAAAGAGCCAGACCGATTATACGAGACACCGATGCCAATCCGATCTGGGGCATTCGCCAAAAAAGCTGTTACTGCATCAGTTCTCCAAGTATGCCAATTCTTCCCGTCCGCAGATAGGTAGAATGTAAAATTTGCACCAACACGAGCAATCCTTAACCATTGGATATAACCTCGCATAGAGGCTAGTACCTCACTAAAAAATCCACCAGTTAAATCATTTACGTAGGTCCTATTCAATTGGTTATTGTCGCCATTACGAAAGCCGTATGCTAAGACCTTACCTCCTACTGAGTCATGTAGACGAATACCTAAAGATCCGAAGTTTGCTGGGTCCATGAACCAATCGAGCCGGATAATAAAATCCCAATCTAAGGTTTTAGTAGTTAGAGTACGATACGCCATTCGTGTTATATCGCCACTAACAGGCGTACCGCCTTTAAGTATTAGCCCCACATTCCCGTCATCTGTTAACGTGACATTAGTCGCATCCCCACTTTGAAGAGAAAACGAGGCAGCAGTAGGGGGGGAGAACCACCAGTTACCTCCACCGCCCCCAGAGATAACTACGTTTGTTACGCCTGTAATGTGCCCCTGTTGGTCAACCGTTACCTGAGGTACGTGTGTTGCATCGCCATAGGTGCCGGGTGTCACTGCCGTATCTGCATGGTCAATAGTTACATCAGCAGCAAGAGTACCACCACCATTAAGAGCAACACCCGCATTGATGTCTCGTGCTGCGGCCCAAGCGTCGATCAGAGCTTGAGCTTCTTCTAGCGTAATACTAGTTCCGATGTCAATCTGACGCTGTTGTGCCCAACGAATGAAATACTCGGTAGGCGTACCATCAGGATTGATAATAGCGAACTGCTTACCAAGCGGTTGTAGTATGCCTACCATAGTTTAATTACCTTGCATAAAGTTAACATCAAGTCCATCAATTCGGGCGAAGGCACCATCATCCTCGATCTGGAACAACCTACCGGGAGAGGTGAGAACTCCGAGTGATCTCCACTCAAAGTCTTGATAGTAGTCACCAGTAATAACGGTTTTCACGTCATCAGCTACGATAAATGTACGCCCTTGATCATCAGAGTAGCGGAGAGTTACACTGTTTGGAGTAACTGCTGGTTCTCCTAGAGAAGCTGTAAGAGCTACAGAATAGATAGGAGTATATTGTCTATCTCTTGCAGTCATCTGTCCCGTCGCAATACGAGGGAACGTACTCTGAGACGTAGTTAGAATATCATCATCGACGCCTTGATCTGGATTGAGAACCCAGAGAACACCATAGCTGTCGTCACCTACAATAATATTGCTTCCGTAGTTAAATGGTACATTACCAGCCGACTTCCAGTTTAGTCCGGTATTCAGCCTCCAGTGATCGGTAGTCGGAGAAGACCACCAAGCCCATTGACCAGTGCTAAGATCAAAAGCAAAGGTCTTCATGTTTGTTCCAAGTTTAAGAACCCAAATATCATGTCCATCAAGAGTAAAAGCCCATGAAGCAAGTTTTGGATTATCAATAGTACCTTTCGTCACAGCCAGAGCTGCAAGTTGGGTAACTGGCATATTCTGAGCAATACGTCTATAGACGATGTTCTCAGCACCATAAGTGACACGAATGTTAGCAGCAGGGCCATTATAGATAGTAACTGCCGCTAGTTCAGGCACCAGCAGATTTACGGCTTTTTGCCGAACTACTGCCCAGATACCGGCTTCGGGTGCATTTATACTAGCAGCAGCAACCATTTATATTTCCTTGTTATGCAGTTCTGTTAAGCTGGATTTGAGCCGCATTAACCGCAGCCGGGAGCCACGGAGCAGCCGTATCAGGATCAACTTCAAACACGTCTCGCCAGTAAGTCTGGGCAACAGTGATTGGCCTATCCGCACCAAGTGCCGTAGTAGGCGTACCAGCCGGATCAGAGATGATACCGACTTGAAGATTACCATCGCCCCCGTCCGACTTAGCTGCCCGGACAAATGTGATGATACCCTTGACGCTTGTCGCTATTATCGGAAGATCAGATAGGGTAGCGACATATGGGTTCGGGAAGAAGGGCGGACCACCAGCATTGTATGGAGCTGAGAGATAGGTTGTATCCACAGGCGGGATGTTATCTAAAATGCTCCAACCAACAGCACCAGTTGAGGGGGTCCAATTCAGTGCGACATCACTAGTTGGCATCAGATTGGCCACTAGAACCGAACCGAGGAAATCGTTATTATATGTACCAGAACCATCCCAACATACAAAATCCTTCACATAGAAGTTAGGACAGGTGGGACCAAAGTTATTACTACCCCCGACCGCAGCCTGCGCCACGGGTTGAGAGTTCGTAGAAGTCACTGACGTCTGAGACAGGACCGTAATGCCTTCAACTCGGACTTCAAAACTGGCCAATGAGTTAGTCGCTACGTTGGTGTATTTCATTTCAATATGATACCAACCGTTAGCTGTTACAGCGGGGATAGCAGTCGTGTAAGTGGAACCCCCCCTGAGACTAACCTGTATCCGTCCGGTCGTGTTGATTGCTAGATCGCACAGAGTGTTGTTACCCGCGTCACGGATCATAATCGGATGAGGAATAGCGACACTATCACTAGGAAGGCTGCTAAGCCAGACACGAATAGCAACACCTGATGTATTATCGGAGGCAGTGGCATACGAGTGACGGAGATTAGTAAATCCACCATTCACCAGAGGCAAACCTCGGTTAAAAACAAAACCACCGCTAAGACCATCAGGGTCCGTAGTTAGTCCGCCGTTGTACTCTGCGTACACGCCGTTTAGCAATAGGGCATTATTAGTACCGTAGATAGAGAAATTATCGGCATGGACTAGAGCCATTTAAGCCTCCTTAATAGAGATAGTTACCTTGGCGTTGCATCGCCTCACGAATTTGTTCTTCGATGTCTGGAGTCGATACTCTCTGCGGAGAACCTCCTTGAACGAGGAAGACGCCACCATCAGCATCAACAACCATCATAGACTCATGAATAGCTTTAGCTGTGTTCTGCCACGAACCTCTATCAAAGACAACACCTTGAAGGCGTTGCATAGGAGAGGCCGTAGGATCAGTCGTGCCGTTGACATACCAGACTTCTGTCGTACTTTCACCCGGAAGCCAGAACTGATCCCCGAAGACCTGTACGCCATAAACTCCGTCAGGAGACCGTTCAGCGGTAGCAAAGTCGAGAGGGTCGACTGTTGTCTCACCGGGCTGTATCCAATAGAAGCGGCCTTGATAGCCGTTAGCTTGCACTGGAATAACGATAACATAGCTATTAATAACAGCAACGTCGATGGCTCCAGCATCGTCGGGCATTTGAACTTGTGTCACATTAGGTGAACCGCCGCCAGTTAGCGTACCACCATTTACCCACGAAAGCGAGGCACCTGTCTCCGTAGAGACTAAGGCATTACCCAAAGCTCCGACCAATGTGGACCGCACTGACATCACAGTTGACGTATAGGCGATAGACTTAATGGTCGTGTTCTTAGCCAGCAACGTCGAGTAATCGGTTCCCGCTACTCCTGTAGCGTTAATTGCATTAGCCAAGTTAGTAAAAGCAGCCAGAGAATTAGCACCTAAGGCAACAAGCCAAGGATTAGCTAAGGTTCCTGCGGGAGTACCAGCATCTACTGAGGCATTCGTAAACTTGTAATACACAAGATCGAGAGTAACGGTATCGTTATTAGCGGGAGTACCTGTAAGCGTGTTCTGAGCATATCCGTTAGCAACATAACAGAGAAGGTTTCTACCATCGGCAGCAAACATATACTCAGGGGTATCACCGATCTGAGCAGTAATTGCCATACGCACCACACCACGCTCAGGATTGAAAAGCCCTGTATAGAGGTTGGTCTTAGTCAGCGCATTGTCCATACGCCACAACTCAGGACCAGAAGCAATAAACAGATCACCGCCGAAGGAACCAGCCTCTGAGGCTAGACCCCGGATTGGGCCACTACCAACATACGTTAGACGTTTAAGTCCCGGACGAGCTAGGAGCGAGGCTCCGTCGCCGTCATCAAGAAAAGGGTTCTTCTCGAAGTAGCGGTTTTTAAGGATTAGATCACCCGCCCCCGCTACCTGACGACGAAAATCACTCGTTCGGAAATTAACTTTAACCATTAGCCAGACCAGCCTTTATCAAACATATCACTAGGATCATATAGATCATAGATTGATCCCCACCGATCTCTATCCAACGCAACCTTTGCGGGACGCAGGAGACCGAGTTCTGATCGAGCGGGAATGTTTTGTGTGTATCTCGCTTGTAGCTGACGCCGAGACCGTTTGTAGATACCGACTGCTTCCTCCGTTAGTGCTGACCCATAAGAGGGATTTAGACGCATCGCCAAAAGAGTGACGAAGAAATCATCAAACTCAATTGGAAATGGAAACGTATCGCTTGCAAGCAGTGGGGCGTACTTTACCCAATTAGCTAGATCGGCGCGATAGAACCACTCGGAGTCTGTACTATTTACGTTCAGTACAATAGAGTTAGCACTCTCAATCAATCGACCGTTACCGAAGATGGTGACATTGTTTGTTGCGATGTTCCCGCTGACATCAATGACACCAAGACGAGAACCGTCATCAGGTTCAGGATGAAGATACAACGTAACAGGAGTAGTCAGGTTCAGCATCAAGCGATAGTTCTTGGGTACGAACCACTCACCATCTGGAGTTGTGTTCCACCAAGGATATCCACTAGGGCGATTAATATTGTTATCCCCAATTGGGAAAGCAACCAACGGATCGCCTGCTTCGTTACCGAATACGGATTTTACAATCCTGTTGAGATAGCGTAGGGCTTCTATCGTCTGTGCCGTAGTAGGAGAGACGCCGATAGCAAGAAGATTGCTGATCCTGTAGGCGTCAGTAATAATTTCCGAAACCAGCGTCATCTCTTTTCCTTAGATATAATTAATATGAACAGACATATCGTTTAGTGCAAGAGCTGTCGTATCAGCTATAGGCATAAGACCAGTTAGAGCATATGCAATACCCGTGGTTAGCCGCAGCCCTTGCTCAAATGGGATAACTGTAGTGCTTGTAGGAGGCACTCCTATAATTGATACTGGAGTATCTGTACCAACTACAGGAGCGGAAGCCTTATTGTATAATTTGAAAAATTTCATAGCTGCAGAAGCATTTGTCAGCGTAATAGTTCCTATAGTTCCACTACTAGCTTTTACAGAAGTGGCATTAGTGGTTGCTGTTGAAACTAGGCTATGAGTACTCGTAAACGCTCCTAGTGTAGCAGAAGGTGTAAAGACCGAATTAACAAGACTCCAATTAAAAGGGATCGTTGCTTCTTCGGCTCGAAGAACTACAACTGCTGCTCCCGAAGTATACCCACTAAAACGAACACGAAAAGAGAGGGCTGCAGACACAGGGATGAAAAAATCCCCCGGTATCGTAGTAGTAGTCTGTTGTGATGTATTAAATGCTACATTAGTTGCGATAATTCCTCCGGTTGCATAGTAATTAATACCATCAATAGTAGCTTCAAATATTAAAGTTCCTACAAATGTTCCCTTGATTGACAGAGCTATTAGCGAAGCTTCTCCGCAAGGTATTTCAACTGTCGAATTCGGGGCCGTTGTGGTAGAAATAGTTGTAGTCTTGGTATAAGTAGTCGCCACGACTCAGTATCCTTTATAGAGAAGAGGTCTAGGGGTATCGTTGAGGGACCCCTAGGAAAGATTAACTTACGCGCCGTTGAGACGAGTAATACGCCGACGACCGTTCGCAGCCACGTTAGCTTCAAGAGCAACGTCGAAACGGATACGGTGTTCACCAGTCGCAAAGACCGAGTCCTGCCACATACGAACACTCAGCGGGACCTTAGTCAATGCCTTGCGGGAGGCCGTACCAGTTGCGGGCATGATCAGATCAGCCGTGGCAACAATGATGGCATCCTTGTTCGCCATGAAGCGAGGCGACGTCGCAGTACCAGCAGCACCAATGTGCGTAACAGCGAGGTTATCGAAGTTAGCGTTGGTGTTCACCACAGTCTGATAGATACCAGAGGTGATGATAGCCGGGAAGATGCGGACGTTCGTGAACGCACCCGCAGCCGCAGTGAAGTTACCCACAACGCGGAACTGCTGGAGATGCTCAAGCTGCTTCTTAGCACGGCTGTCGTACGCGAAGACACCAGCGATAGTGAATACTTCACCATCAACCAGAGTCACCGAACCAGCCTGACCGTCGAGGTTAATCGTCGAGGTCATGTACTGACCCTGCGCACCGGAGATAGCCACCGAGGCGTAGGTAACAGCCGGAGAACCGGGCTGGTTGGTAAGCGTAGTACCAGAGGCGACACGAGTACCCACAACAAGCGGCTGGAGCTGCTGAGTGAAGATAGTCGGAACGCCAGCAACAGTACCTTGGAAGCCGGAACGATAGATGCCGTCACCGATGTTCATCAGCGAGGCGTTGTTGTTCACGACGTTAGCACCAAGAGCCTGCCAGTCGTCGTAGGCGAGAACCGCAGTCACTTCGTCTTCGACACCTTCCTTCTTAAGACGGGTAATCGCAGTAGCGACATCCGCGAAAGAAGCGACAGCATTCGTACCGTTGGTATTACCCACCCAATTGTTCGATGCCTTAGCAGAAAAACCGATCAGGTAAGCATCAATGTCCGTAGCAAGACGCAGAGCAGCCTTACGGAGAGCCTGCGACTCACGAGCAGCACCAACGTCGCGGATTTTCACGAAGTCAGCCCAGCCCATGCTAGAACCGATAACCTGAGTAAGCTTGTACTGCTCGGAACCGAACGGAGAGTCCTGCACACCAGCAGTAAGGTCATTCACGACGTTCGTGGTGAAGGTCGTGGTATAGTCGGGCGAGACCTGTTCAACAACGGTCAAGCCGTTGCGGTCATTCATCTCACCATCAAACTTGCGCCAAGTCACAAGGTCCTTGGAAACAAGGTTATTTTGGAAGATCGCAGCAAACGAGTTAAGGACTAGTTTTGCTTGATCTACAGTAACAGTAGCCATTGTAGAAATTGCCTTTCAATTATGAGTTAATAATGGCTACGTCCTAATCTCACTTCTTGAAGAACTTCTTCGAGAAGCTGTCCAAGTCATCCGTATCATCAGGAACATCAATTACCGCTGCTGCGGAACCTTTTGTCCTGTGGGCCGGAGGGGTTGGAGCCTGAGAGATTTTAGGCCGAGCCTTCTGTTTCTCTTGCTCAGCATCTGCAAACTTAGCTTCGAGACGACCGAGAGCAACAGTAGCCTTAGTGGCCCCGCTGTTCACAATCTTCTTAGCTTCGTCAGGATTATTAGCAAGATAGTACAAGACGTCGGGACCATACTCCATACCCATAATTGTTGCAGTCAAATACTCACCATAGCTCTGATCAATTCCATCAAAAGAGTCAACTAGTTCTTGACCTTTTTCCATGAAATCAGGATATCGCTCCTGAGCGGGACCGAGCTTTTCTTGCCAACCAGACTCAAGAGCCTCACGTTGTGCAGTGATCTTAGCTTCTTCCGCCTTCTGTGCAGACTTGGCTTCCGCCTCTTTTTCTTTCTGCTCGAAGAGGTAGTTAACTAGATCAGCCTGATACTGTGGGTCGAACTCTCCTAGCTGGTATTTAGCCGAGCCATCGTCATTCGTTGCATCAGGGTTGGGTCGATTAGTATCTACAACTTTAGTGGTTGATGTAGTCTTTTCCGTCTTGGGATTGAGTTGAGATTTGATAGCTTCTAGTTCGGCCTCAAGTCGAGCGGCCTTACGTTCTGCTTCCTTCTCTCGTGCAATCACTTCATTGATGCGTTCTTGAAGGCGATTCTTCTTCGGCTTAGGTTCAGGCTCAGTAGGCGCTTCGTCTACTTCATCACCATCACCATCACCTTCATCCGAGTCGTCGTCCTCATCAGCGAGGTCTGCATCATCCTCGATATTCTGAGTATCTTTCGCTTTAGCGTCGCGGTCCTTGTATTTCGAACTATCATCTTCCAAGCTGGCCGGCTCAGGCTCTACCTCGTTCTGGCCAAAGAACTCAGCAGAAAAGATATCAAGATCGTCTTCAACAGACTCGACGGGTGTTTGTTCTGTACTCATATTGTAAGGTTTGCGGTCCTTTAACCGTTGCTCTTCCTAGGTTGCGACTGAGTCCGGTTACTGGAAGTGCTTGTAGCACCCGGAGTCGATTTCTGCCTTAACTGCTGTTGAGCTAACTCATGAGAACGTTCAGCGTCTTCACGCTTCATGTCGTGCTCATCAAGTGCTCTTGAGCCATCAAGGATCATTTGTATTGCGTTCATCTCCATCGCATTACCGTCCACCTCATTATCAGAGAGGGCGCGAATGCGCTGAGTTTCAGCATTATATTCATCAATCTCGTGCTTATCCTGTTGAGCTTTCTTCTCAACCTTAAGCATGAGGTTCTCCTGTTGCAGAGCTTGAAGCTGCTGCTGGAGTTGCTGGAATTGTTCAGGATTGACCATGCCTTGCTGGCGGGCTTCTTCCATCTTCTCAGCGATCTTATCTGCACCGGGCCAGTCTTGCGCCCTGATAATCTCAGGACCAGCGACAGTCATCAGTGCAGGGAACACTTGGATCGCATCCATCATAGCCTGAGCTGCCTCTACCCTACGAGTAGTGTACGAGGTGCCAGTCGACAGTGCAACGTCGAATGTTCCAACAGAGAGATCAATTGAGTTCGGGTTCATCGGATCATTGATCCTCATGAACTTCTGAGTCTCGTCCTCACCGATAGTTCTGATTACTCGCGTACCATCATAGATTTGCGGAATCAGTTGGTTGATTACGTCTCCGGCTTCAAGAACAGCATCGTTCCCGTTATCGTAGAACGTGAGACTTGCAATGTCCCCTTCTCTTTGTCGAGCTTGAATAGCACGACCTGAGGTTTCGTTTGATCGGATACCGAGCGAAGCATCATGAATACCCGTGACATCTTTCATATCCTGACTGTTGACTTGTGCCTCATTCAGATAAGCTGCATAAGGCTGCGGCGGCTCAACTCTTTCGGGTGGAGCAGCAGCATCGTCATTGTAAATCAGGAGAGGATCACGTGATAGGTGAGCCTTACGGAAGTCGTCTTCGCGTCCCTCAAATGCACTCTCTGGTCCGATCCACTGAGCCTTAGGCGCATAGCCCAACTGCTCAGCATTAACCGAACGCCAGAAGTTCTTGAGGCGTACAGGGTCTTTCATAAACCGCACGATACCGTGACGGATACGACGACCACCGACATTGATAATCCTACCACTCATACGAATGATAGGTAGTCGGTTCAACTGGTATTCATATGGACCATCAAGAATAGCAAAACCAGTAACGAGGTGCATCTGGGCATAAGTGCACCAAGACGTACGAGTCTTTACTGGTGAACCATTAACGGCGATGATCTCATCGAGGTTGTTTCCATCGAGAGCAAATACTTTACCGTTCTCAAAGAGGCCGTACAGACGCTTGCGTTCAACAAGACGCCAGTATTCGGTAACACGGTAAGAGTCGTCATCAATCCATCCCGTGAGAGTCATGTTCTGGCGAGTGGCTTCGTCCTCCATCAGTGAAGATGGATCGACTTCTTTCCACTTACGGCGAAACTCTTTCTTCGGGATACGGTCATCAACGAACGCCCTTCGAGCGTCACGACCAGTAGGATCAATAGACATGCGATCCCACACAACTGCGAGGCAGTCTTCGATAGGACGAATAAAAATATCCTGATCAAAGATGCTATCGTAAGCATACTCCACTGAGACACGGAATGCGCCGTCCCCACACTGGACGAGGCTCTCAAACGCTGAGTCATAGACGCGATTGGCGCGACTTTGCATCTCAATGGAGCGTATCAGGTCGCCTCGGACAGAGGCAATATCGACATCCTCGTCATTCGAGGGAACGACCTTGATAGCTTTTCTGGACTCCCGCCAGTCACCGACAAGTTGCGCGGTAAACTGTGGGATGTTGTTAATTACGAGGCAGGGAAGACCTTTACGTTGCTCAAGAACAAGTGGGTCCCACTGTTCACCAGCAGAAAACTTCTTGTCGTCAAGCGCCTGTTCCCTGTTAATACGGTCGAACTCTACGTCCGCAGCGTACTCTTCACGCATGTCTTGGAGAAACTCCTCGACAGACTTGAAACCCTCTGGAACATAGTCAGGATCAACAGCACCCTCAGTGCTGATAGTATCCTTTAGACCGCCTTCCAACTTCTCTTCGCCGTCCTCGCGAGAGTCTTCGGCGTAATTCTCGATTTCATTCATTTATTACGCCTCACTAAATTCTGTAAATTAAAACCGTAGTCTGGTAAAACTAACTGCGAATCTGGTTCTTTTGTACTAAAATACTCTTGTAGGTTTTGGATTCCTCCTGCGTTCTGGACATTGGTAGGCGAAGCATAAAATATCCATCCACTTTTATCATCGCCTCTCCACTTTCCAGGGATCGGGGCGTCCTTCTGTTTGGAGTAAATACTCTCATCAGAATAGGTTATATGGTTTGGCATTTTGAAGGTGTCAGGCAGATGCCCCCTATCATCAGGAGTCAGTCCTGCAAGATAAGCATCTCTTGTGTTATAGTCGGGGGTTTCAACGATATTGTGCTTTTTCTTCCAGGCCTCATAGTCGTACTTCTGTCCCATTAGCCTGCCATCCAACTTGTATCGCTACGGCCTGAGACCGCTTCGGCGAACTTAGTTATTTTTGTGTTAGTACCTACCTTTTCACGTAGCCTACGACGGCCAGCGATCTTATCAAAGATTTCAGTCAGACCCCACACAAGAGCATCGACGCGGTCTGGAGAACCCGTGGAGCTGTTGCGTACATTGTCAATACTGAATAAGCACATTTGGTCTTCAAGCTCATCAAACTGTCCGACGTGATGGACGCGATGTTGCTCATAGAGTGCAGAGATAGGCTCCGCTCGAACGACTTTTCCTCTTGTAGCGTGTACAAGTTTGACAGGAACGGATCGGTCGGCTGTTCGGATGACTGTCTCCACCATTTCTCCACCATTATTCTTCTCCGCTACAATTCGGTCTGCTTCCCATTTTCTGTACATCTGTACGGCTCTTCGACTCCATTCCTCAGGAGTCCCTCGGATAGAAGCGTCTTCAAGGACATATCCCCTAGCATAGCCATCTTTATCTCTAGCAAGGCCAACAACGACGATCCCATTTTCATCTGATCGTTCTTCTGAACTTGCCGCAGGGTCAACAGCAACGATAACTCGCTCAAGGTCATCCGGGGCTGAATTAAGTCTACCACTGTCAATATCCTCCCGCCTCCAAAGAGCGCCGGGAATATCCTCAAGGACTTCACCCTCAAGCTCCTGACGACCTAGACGAGTACCGCCATATCTGTCGTATAGTTGTTTGATGGTGTTCTTAGCGAGGTTCGCTTGATTGTCCAAGGTTGCGCCACGAGTAACAACTGTGTCCGGGTCGGC